CCAGGTAGCGCACCACCCGGCAGCTCTCGTGCGCGACGTCGACGACCGCGCAGGCCTTGGCGCCGTGGCCGCACGCAGGGAGGGTGATCACGATCAAGAATGCGAGCAGGCCGATCGCAAGGATCCAGGTGTCGAGGCGCCAGCGCGTCGGGGGCACGAGGCGCTTCACTGGTCGGCTCCCTTCGCCGAGCTGGGCTCGGGCGTGACGTCGGTCGTGGCGACACGCCGTAGCGAGTCGTCGAGCACGTCGCTGAGCTTCAAAAGGAGCGCGTCGACCGTGTCGGCCTTGTTGTCGCCGATGGCTCCTCGAACATTCTGCAACTGCGTCCGCAGCGCCTCGGCGGAGCTCTGCGACCCGAGGATCGTCTGCAGCGCCGCGCGCTTCTCGACGGCCCTCACTTCGACCCCACGGGGGCAGCCGAGGCAGGCGCGTAGACGACGATGGGCTGCGCGTACTTCGCTTGCGCGATCGACGGAAGGACGGGGGCGAGCTGCGTCGCGGCAAGAGTGATAGCCCCGGCGACAGCGACGAGGAGCGCGGTGACGCCACCGGCGATCTTGCCGACGTCGGCGTTCGTCAGCTTGCTTTCCAGCTTCTTCAGGGCATCGGCCTGCGTCGCGCCCTCTGCCTTCACAGCGAGGATGGCTTCGGCCTGCGCCTTGTCGGTCGTCATTGCGCCGTTGATGGCCGCGAGGACCTCCCCGTGACGCGTCTCGCTTTGGATCCGATGCTCGTTGAGCCCCGCCTCCGTGCGCTGCTGCGAGACGGCAAGACCCATGAGCTGGTTCGCGTTCTGCTTCGAGATTTCGAGAGCTTTGGTGGCCGTGTTGTCGGCTTTGGTGGCGATGGAGAGCGCCTCCGAGACGCTCTTGCGGAGGGGGTCGAGGTCAGCATCCGGCATTGGTCAGGCTCCTTGTTCGTGTTCAGACGGTGGCAAGCCAGTTCCGGACAGCACTCCGCGTGGGAGCACCGTGTGCGGCGTTGTAGAAAACGCAGTTGATGATTTCGCCCGTGAACGGATAGACAGCGCTGCCCATCCGAAGCGAAACGAGCGTCGCGGCTGCGCCAAGCGCGGTCTCTGCGGAGTCGACGAACGCGACCGACGCGCCGGACGATGAGACCATGCCGCGAATCGCATCGTTCGTCGGGTCTGTGATGATGGCCGCGCCCGCTCCGACGATGGCGATGTATGCGTTTCCGCCTGTAAACGCCTCGATATACGTCGTCACCGGATTGCTCACGTCGGAGATCGCGAGCCCCGCGCCACCACCGTCTAGGTGACGCGAGTACAGCGACCACGACGAGCCAGACGAGCCAGCGGACGACGTCAAGATCGCATTCGTGACGTTGATTCCACCGCCCGCGCGCAGGGTCGGCACGTTGCCGGATGCCCAGGTCCAGTGGTTGCCGAGGCCCGAGGTGTCGTCCCAGCATTTGACAGGATCGCCCGTCGTCGTCGCTGCGACGGTGCGCGCGGTGTCCTGCCAGAAGGGGCCGGTTTTCGCGAAGAGCGCGCGCATGTTGGCGGCGTCAGGATTCGACACCGTCACGAGTCCGTTGGCCCATTGAAAGACGGCCATTAGACAGGCCCGGTCCGAGTGACGAGCGAGACCGCGACGGTCCAAAGCGTCGACGTCGCGGCGGCGGCTTTGACCTTCACTTCGATCGCGTTGCCGTTGAGCGCGATCGTTACGTCGTGCGACAGCTTGAACGCGGCTACGGATGCATCGTAAGTCGCGCCGCCGCCCTGCTGATTCGCGTTGCCGGAGTTGTCGGCGACAGCGCGACGGAAGACAGCCTTCTTGACCACTTCGCCCGTGGTTGTGCCGTTGTCCGCGGTCGCGAGCACGACGATCGAGACGGACTCGGACGTACCCATTGCGTATGAGTAGGCAAGCGTCGGCGTGACCGTGGCGGTCGTGAGGATGGCTGTTTGCGACCGCTGCTTGCCGACGGCCGTTGACTCCTCGACGTCGAGAGCGCCGCGGGTGATTCGCGTGCGCCCCGGGACAGACGAGGCGCCAAGACCAGGTGTCAGCCGGACATCGCCGCCCGTCGCCGTGCCGTCGCCGCCGGAGACCCTGCCCTCGCCGCCGATGCCTGTCGTTCCGCTGGCCGCTCCTCCGGCGATCGACGCGGTGCCGCCGAGCTTGGATGTGCCGCCGCTTGAGGCGCCGCCAATGACGGCAACGTCTCCGCCGGAGCCCGTCGAGCCGCCGGCGCCACCCGCAAACGTCGACGCGCCGCCGGTGCCAGATCCGGTCGCTGCGCCACCGGAGACAAACACGGTCCCGGGCGCAGGGCCTACGCCGCCGCGGATATCGACTGCTCCGCCCGTTGCGGTGCCGTCGCCGCCCGCGACACCAGCGCTTCCGCCGGTGCCCGTGGTGCCCGTCGCGTGGCCGCCTGTGAGCGTGACGTTGCCGCCGACCTTGCCCGTGCCGCCGTAGGAGAGGCCGCCCTTGAGCGTGAGGCCGCCGCCGTTGCCCGTTGCGCCACCGGGGCCGCCGGAGACCTGACAGCCGCCGCCCGTGGACGAGCCGCCGCCCTCGCCACCAAAGAGGCCAGCAGCGCCACCAGGGCCGGAGACCGAAGGACCGCCGAAGAGTTCGCACGTGCCACCGGTGCCCGACGCCGACTGGCCAGCCGCGATGGAGACGGCGGCGCCGTTCGCGCCTCCGCCGCAACTGCCGCAGGCGACCGAGAACCCGCCGCCGATGCCGGTTGGCGAGAATCCGCCAGCGAAATAGAACCGACCGCCTTCCGCGCTGCCGAGCGCGTCGCCGCCGAACAAATCGATCCCGCCGCCGGGCGTGTCTGCCGTGGTCGCAGGCGCTCCGATTAGCTGGCAGTAGCCACCGCCGTACGTGCCGCTTCCGCCCTCCATTCGCGCGTGGCCAGCAAAGGGGCCATCGCCACCTTGCAGCAGTGCCGCGCCACCCCCGCCACCGCCCGTGTTGCCAAGGGCAAGATCGCCGCCGCGAAGGATCGCGGCGCCGCCGTTTTTGTCGTTCGTCGTGTCGGTGTTGTCGCGACCGCGGAGGACCAGCGGAGGAGGATCGGCAGCGGTGTACGCGCCGGCCGGGCCCGCGATCAGAAGGCCGTCGACGTAGGGGCCGGAGACCGGGATCGTCGCCGTGTAGGGCGAGGGGAGCGCGGAGCCGCCGCCACCGCTCGCGCTGATCGTGATCGTCTGGCCGACTTGGGAGAGGGTGACGTTGGTGCCTTGGGCGAGGGTGACGTCACCCGTCAGGTAGGCACTCGACCCAGAGCGCAGGCGCATCGCGACGCCGGGGCCGCCGCTCGGGTCGATGAACCTGATCGCGTCGTTGATCGCTTTTGTCCAACCAAACGCGCTGTCGGCCTCGTTCGTCTCGCCGGTCGCGAGGATCGACAAGTTCGCATCGGTGAGGACCTTGACCGCGAGGACAAAGACGTCCGTCGCGACGAGCCCGCCGTTGACGCGAGCTCGGAGGAGATACGCGCCGGGCGTCGTGCGCGGGACGAGGAACGAGACGCTCTTGTCGACATTCGTCGTGAGAGTCAGGATCTCGCCGTTGTCACAGCCGGCGACGATGTCCCACACCACGGACGAGACGCCGGAAAGAGACTCGAGCCGGGCCTTGATCGACTTCGTGCCGGCGCCAGACGTGATCGCGTTGCCGCCCGCGAGAGGCGTGCCAGCGGCGAGCCACGTCGCTCCGCCGTCGGAAGACAACTGGAATCGTGCGGAGGTCATGGGCAGTCTCCGGGGCGGCGATTCGGTAGGGAATCGCGGCGCACCTAGTGACTAGGTGGCGTTCGTGGCCGTTGTGGCCGCTACAAACGCAAAACGTGGCTATCGTAGGGGAATGCGCCTCGCTCTCATCGTCGCCTCTCTGCTCCTCACGGCCTGTTCTTCCGAGGCGACGGCGCCAGCCGATGCGCCGCCTGACGAGGAGCAGCCCACGGCCGGGGCCGCCGGCGCAGCAGGAAAGGCCGAACCGGTGGGTGGCAAGTCCGGAGCCAGCGGAACGGCTGGCGCATCGGGAGCCGCCGGCGCGTCGGGTAAGAGCGGATCGGCTGGCATGTCGACGGCAGGCGCGGGCGGAATGCTAACCGCGGGCGCCGCTGGTTCGGCTGGGTCACCAGGCGGAACAGGTGGCATCGCCGGCGCGTCTGGCATGGCTGGCAGCGCGGGAGCGCCTCCGTCGCCCACGTGTGCCCCACAGCAAAGCGAGTGCGCGTGTGGCGCAACGGGCTTCGGCGCCTGCGTCAACGCGGCCAGCGGAGACGGTCGCATGTGCGACTGCAACGCGTCTGCGAAGCCGTCGCCGGCCGACCGCGTGCTGACGTGCGAACAGGCGAAGGCGGCCTACCCGTCGCCGTCGTGGCAGGCGATCAAGGAAACGTGCCCAGCGGATCGCGAGTGCCTAGCGATGCCGCCGGAGTCCGCGGCCGACCTGTCGAGCGCATGGGGCGATCGCTTTTGTCGAAGCTACCCGAACCCTGCGCTTCCGCTCGGCGGGATCAACGAAGGAGAAGGCAAGCGCATTTACCAATACTGCTGCAAGCCGATCGTCGACTAGCGCCAGCCGAGCGTGAGGAGCGAGGTCGGTTCCGTGTTCATATTATTCGGCGTCGACGGAAGCTGAGTCTTCGTCATGCGGATCCAGTGCCGCTGAAGGCGCGTCATCGCTGGCCATGCGCCGTTGCGGTTGTGGAATCCGAACTGCGGCCCGAAGTGAGCGTCACCCGTGCCGCCGTCGAGAAAGTGCGTTTCCTCCGCGACACAGCAAAGCTCGATCAGCGCAATGGCATCGGCGAGCCCGGAGGCGCGAGCGGCCAGCTTGATCGGGTGCGTGTTCTGGTGAATCGGCGAAACGAGCGGCGTGCCCGATGCGTCGAGGTCCGCCGTGTGCCGCTCGATCTTGTCGGCCCACGCGTTCGCCCACGCGACGAGCGCGGCGACCGTCATCGTGTCGTCGGGGATGACCGAGATCCCATTGCTCGTGTCGTTGCCGCTGTGCGGCGCGACGCCCGACGTCCTGCCGCAATGAAGGTTCCAGATCCTCGTGATCTCGTTGGTCGCGGACAGGACGCCAACAAGGCTTGAGGAGAAGTCGAACGTGTAGTTTCCGTTCGGGTCGCCTGGGTTCTGGTGAGCGCCACCCCCGATGAAATGGCCACGGTGCGCGATCGTGAAAAGCAGGTGGCGGCAGAAGGCGATCGCCGTCGTCAAGTCGGTAGGCGCGGCGAGCGTAATCACGTTCGTTGTGTCCGCCGTCCTGGGCGCGCCGTGATAGGTCGCGGACGCCCGGTGCGCCTCGTACGCCGTGCGCAGTAGCTCGAGCCTCGTCAGTGCGCCGGCGAGCGTCGTTACCGTCGCTGACGGGACCACGTTCGCCACGTCGGCGACGCTGTGGACGGTCCATGTCGACGACGCGATCAGGTGCGCGTTCCACTCGAATCGGAGCGAAGACAGGGAGAGGCCGACGCGCTGCTGTAGCGCCGAATCGCCGACGATGTCGCCGTCGCGCAACATGTCGCGGATGCCGAGAATCTGATCGTCGTACGCGGCGACGAAGGCGAGCTTTGTGCTCGACGGCTTGAAGACCACCGCGTCGTCGAGCTTGGTCTCAATGTTGTCGTGCACGCGCAGCGAAACCGCCAGCGTGTCAGGCGCTTGGCCAATCGTCCGCGTGACCGTTTCGACAACGCGAAAGTCACCGTAGCCATAGCGAGACGCGGCCTCGACCGTGTTTAGCGTCAACACGGGAGCGCCCGCGAAATCGTTGTCCGTGTCGGGCAGCGCCGGCGCCTCGTTCCACGTCCGCGGCGTCGACGTGACCGTGACGTCGTGGCACTCGACCTGGTAGTGACCGGGGACGTCGGGCGTGAAGTAGCCGGCCTTCGTCGCGTCGACTTGCAGGCGAGCAAGCGTCTCGTCTCCGGCGTCTACGGTGGCCAGCGTGACCAGGGCGGACGAGGCTGGGGCGTAGGCGAGGTAATACCGAAGCTCGGTCCCCGCGGGGTCGCCAGACGCGCGGAATGTGGCTTTGACGCCGACCTCGCCGACCTCGGGAACGCGGACGATTGACGAGAGGCTCATAGGATCACCAGGAAGTAATCGGCGTGCGCCGGGAGGATGTCCTCCAACAGTGCCGCCGCGAGACCCTTGCGCCGGTTCTCTTCGGCAGCAGGCGTGCCCGCTGGCGACGTGGCGGATGCGTAGAGCGTGTAACAGCCGCTCATCCACGACAGCGGCGGCGACGGTGGAGAGCCTGGGTAGGCCGCGGTGTTCGCGCCGAGTGGCCAATAGGCATCGGTCAGCGTGAGGATGTCGGCGGTCAGGCGCGGGATGCTCACAAGCCACGGCGCAAAGACGTCGTTGAGCGCTTCCTGGATCACGCCGCGGACGCATTCGCCACTGAGAGACCGACGGGCGAGAACGGCACGCCGGCGCTGGGTCACGGTCGCGCCCATTGGCGGACGCAGGCGCAAGGCGCGTTCCCATCGCTCGAGCGGCGAGAGGCTTTCCGTGGCGCCGTCCGGCAGCGTGACCGGTCGCCGATCGTCGGAGAGTCGCAGCGGGTCGCCTTGGCAGGCTCGAGCTCGAGCCGCGTTGCGCCCGGCGGCAACCATCCGCGCGAGCACGATGTTCTCGAGCTCGGCTTCGGGCCCGTCGGAGATCAGCGACCCGCCACCCGCCTTCGCTGCTGCGTAGAGATCGGCGATCGTCTGCGTCGAGCGTCCGCCCATGCGACGCGGCATCGGCGAGGCCCATGTCATCGGACGCTCACAAAGACTTCGGTCGCCTCGATCAGCGTGCCAGGCGAGCCGATGACGCGAACGCGTACGGTGCGCGGCGTCGGCGCTTCGGACAGGACCGAGAACATTGCGAGTGAGCCACCGCGCCCAACCGACACCTGCGGAAACGTCAGGTTGACCGCGTGTTGCTCTGGCGCATCCTGGAGGTCGTAGACGTACTCGGGCCACGTGATCGTGTAGTCGCCCTCTGCGCTGCGGACGACGGTCGGTGGATTGGCCGCCTCGCTCCACACGGCCGCGTGTTCCTGCAACGACACGACGCCACCGGTCACGGTGAAGCGGACGTGCGCGCGGAAGTTAGTCTGTCCCATCGCCGCCGTTTGCACGCGCGACGCATTCCAGTTGGCTGCGTCCAGATCGGTCGTCGGATCCTCGACCGGGAAGACGTTGGACAGCGCGGGGCCGAAGGAGTCAGGCGAAGGGACGTTCGGTGCGAGAGTCGAGGTCACGACGCGTAGAATCCGATCTGGGTGGGGTAGTGAATGGCAGGCGCTTGGTTCAAGCCTGCGCGCACGGGAGGCGGCATCGACTGCGCCGCCCCAACGTTGCCGTTGACGGCGATGAAGTAGGCGACCGTGATCTCCGGACAGGCCGCCTGCAACGTCGACAGCATCGCGCTCGTGATGTTCGTCGGGTTGTCGGGCGAGAAGTATGGACGCCGCGCGTACCGAGGCGATCCACTCGTGCGCGTGTACGGTCCGAGCTTTGCGATCTGCTCGCAGAGAATGCGCCCGTAATCGTCGATGCGCTCCGCGTCGGGGCAGACGTACGCATTGACCGAGACCGACGGAAACGCGCTGTCGAGGGTGATCGTGTACGCGCCAGCCGAGCCCGAGAAGGCGGTCACGATCGCATGGCGGTACACCTGCGCGGAGTTGTCCCAAATCGCAACATGCTTGCCGACGGCCGGAGCCGTTAGCGCGTCGACGGTGAACTTGGACGCGGTCAGCACGGCTGTGATCGCCGTGCCAGCGGTGCCGATCGACGACGGCCACGGGACAGCGTCGAGCCATCCGCCGCCGACGCCACCGGCGGAGACAGGCAGCGGGATAGCAAGCTGCGTCGTCAGCGTCGCCGACACCTGGGAGACCGTCGAGACGAAGAGATCGGACGGCTCGGGGTGCTGCGCGAGCAACGCCGTTTGCACGGCAGTCACAAGTGCGGACGGCGCCTCTCGTACGTACCCATTCTCGGCCGTGCCCTCGACCGTGAAGGCAACGTGAACCGTCCCGGGGCCATGAACAGCGGGGTAGACGTACGCGTTTTCCACGCTCGCGTTGGCCTCCTCGGCCCACTGACGAAGCTGTGCCCAGTTGCCGGCGCCCGGCGGGTTCTGCAAGCGCTTCAGCAGGCGCGTCCGAAGGCGAGCATCGTTGTCCGGTTCCGTGCCGTTGGTGAGTCCAGCAACGCCGACGACGCACGAAACGGCGCTCGTGCCAGGCGGAGAGACCCACGTCAGGACCTCGCCAGCGGCAAGGTTCGTGGCCTTGCCGACGTCGACGCCGATCACGCCGACGGAGCCGCCGTTATCGGTCAACGTCGACGCGACGACGCGATAGCGCTTCTTGTTCTTGGCGCTGACAAGTTCCTGCCCGGCGCTGTAGGTCGTTGGGCCGGAGCACGTGACCACGACGTCGCCAGCGGCGCCCGAGCCCAACAGCGGCTTGATACCGTAGACGGCCGCGAGCCTGACGAGGTCGTCGCCCGTCGCCGTGTCGGCCATCTGCGCGTCTTCCAATGCGCGCTCGTTGGCGTAGATCTGGCCCATCATTTCGGCGACAGACCGGATCTTCAGCTGAATAGGCGTGCCCTTGGCGACGGCGGACGTCGCGATGGCAGCGGACGCGCCGCGGCGCATGAGCCCAGCGCGGTAGGTGTTCAGCGCGCTCTTCTCGAGTTCGTCGACGGTGCGAACGGTGATGCTGGTCGTCATGTGCTCATCACCTTGTCGGTCGAGATATCACGAAACGTCACATCGCGCTGGAATGCCCCATCCACGACTTGCACGCGGACGGAGATGATCTCGATCTCCTTCGCATCGACAAGCGGAGCAAGCGCCGCGCGCGTGTAGGCGGTCACGGTCTCGATCATCTTGCCGTTGTCACGATCGATCGAAAGCGACTGGTCCCCGAGCGCCGCATCCCAGCCGAACGAGCCTCGCTTGTTGCCAACGGCCATGAGCACTTTTGCGAGAACAATCGGCATCGAAGCGAAGCCGTCTCCGCGGATGAGCCCACTGTCGTAGTCGCCGCGAACAGGGTCGAGCCGACGGGAGATTGCTGCGCTCAGCGAGAGTACGTCGGGCGATCGGTCGGCAGACGGGACGCCAGACGGGTCTACGCCCGCGCGCATGAAGCCGGCGCCGCTCACGTCACACCAGGTCGAGCGGGCATGTGGGAAGCCTTGGAAACGGAGGGAAAGGGAAGCCGGGAAGCGGAGGAGGAAACGAGATCGAAGGCAATCCAGGAATCGGCGGCAGCGGAATCGCGAACGACGGAAGGCGCGGCAACGGAGGGATCGGAAGGCCAGGAAGCGACGGCGGGAAGGTGATCGACGGCAGCCCTGGAATCGGCGGGAACGGGATCGCAAACGACGGCAAGCGAGGGATCGGCGGAGCTGGAATCCCAGGCAACGCCGGAGGAATCGTGATCGATGGGAGACCGGGGACAGGTGGGAGCGGGAACGCGCACCGGCTCACCCTGGCCTCACGGTGACGCTACTCACCGGCGACGCGCACGCGAAGCCACCGGGCGGCACCGTGGGCACGGCAGCAAGCGGCAAGACGGCGCCAAGGCCGAGCGCGACAGCAGCAGCGGCGAGGTTGACCTTGCTCGACGAGCACACGATCTCGCCTGGCTTGACCTGGAAGTAATCGGGCCCGTCGCACAGGCAGACCGAAAACCCGTTTTCGCCGAGTTCGAGGTGCCCCCACTTGTTGCCGATCAGGATGGTTCCGTCGGTCTCGATGGAGACCCAACCCTTCTGGACTCCACCTTCACCAACGACGCGCATCGAGGCCGAACCGTCGTCGTTCGCGCGGAACATGCCGCCGCCCGTTGGAGAGCCGAACACGGCGTCGCCCGCGTTGACGGCGCCAAACGTCTTGGTGGCGCGGCTGTCTCGAGAGGCAATCGCGATCTTCCGCGGGCCGACCTGCGCCGTGAGGACCTGCGCCTTGCCTTCCGCGTCGGGCGCCTTGGGCCGGTACAGGATGCACCCTTGCCCCCATGCCTCGACGTCGTCGGCGGTCTGCCCGTCTTCGTCGCCCGCGTCGCGCAGCTTGAGCGTGATCGTCTCTTCTGAACCACCGGAAGAGTCCATCCCGAACACGGTATCGAAGACGTCTTTGAAGTCAGCGGTCCACGCGCCCATTACTGGCCTCTTTCTGCTTTGCCGCGGGCTTTTGCCTCGCGCCATCCGACCATGAAGATTTCGGCGTACCCGAGATCGCCATCCTTCAGCGGCACGACCTTCTTCTTCGCTTCGTCGTACGCCTCGCTCGGAGGGAGAGAGTCGCTGACGTAATAGTCCATGATCAGCGCATCGCTCGGAATCAGCTTGAGGCTTGTTTCCTGGCCCGCGCGCGAGTGGCGGAGCGTCCGCTGCTCGACCCACATCTTGCCGTCAACGCCGCAGTTTTCGTCGAGCACCATCGCTACGGTGTCGACGTTGTAGACGCGCTTCGTCTCGGGGTCGGAGAGCCCGCGCAGCGTGGCCTCGTACGTCTGTGCGTTGCGTTGCGCTCGCGACAGAATCAGCCGCGCGTACGCGTCGCAATGTGCCTGTGTGGACGAGTCCTCGTCGCACACGAAGAACGGCTTGAAGACAGGCGCCTTCGGGTTGGTGGCGTAGCCGATGTACGCCTTCGCTTGGCCGACCTTGGCCGACTTGCCGCGCACGTAGACGTGGGACGGAAGGCCAGTGATATCCAGGCGCGCTCGAGCGGTCTTGATGTTGTTCGCGGCGCCGAGGCCCTGTAGGCCCTGGCTGCGCTTGCTCGTCAGGCGGTAGGCAGGCTCCTGGTCGTAATCGGGAATGCCTACGACGATGCCTTTCCCGTCCGGCGTTGCCCATGCGTGATAGCCGAGCCGGTGAGCGATCCGCACGAACCACTGCCAGCCGCCCTCGTTGTCTTTCGGGCGTAGACCGTCGGCAGGATCCTTGAACTTCCGACGACGCTTGGACGCCGTGCCCTTCGTCTTGACCGCGCGGCCGAGAGCAAGGTCGCGGCTCGGTCCGTATTCTTCGAAGATCGTGACGTCCTTGAACCCGAAGTGGTCGAACGCCTTTTGACAGAACTCGTCGAACGGCATCGACGTCGACATCGCGATCCGAGGGTCAGCGTTGCCGTCGACCATCTGCGAGAGAAGGTCGCGGCCGGTCACGGAGACGATGCGCCCGCCGTCGTGGCTCGATGCGATCTCGACCGAGTCGACGATGCCGGAGCACTGCGGCGCGCCGTTGACGAGCACCTTGAACGCGCCGCCCGGACGGACCGAGCCGACGATATCGAACCGCGTCTCGTCCGCGGAGATTGACGCGGTCATCGTCTGGCACGGGTCCAGGAACGAATCGGTCAGCGTCAGGTCCGTGATCAGCCCGAACGAGGAGCCGTCGAACAGAACCTCGACCTTGTCCATCACGCGTACACCAGGACGGGATCGCCGGCCGAGAGCGAGGTGCGCGTCGCGAGCGCCGGGTTGAGCGCGAGGAAGTCTTCCAGCTTGTTGCCGAACGCCGTCGCTACGGCAGCCGTCGGAGCGTCGGTGCGCACGACCACCTGCGTCACCGGGCGCGTCTTCGCTTTGGCCTCGGGGACGAGGTCCACGACGGCCGAGAAGAGACGCCGAAGCGACTCCAAGATCGGCGCGTAGGCAGGCTCGTTGAGGTCGGACACGGCTTCGGCAAGGTCATCGATCGCGTTCGCGTAGGACTCGACCAGCGCGGCGGCGTTGCCGATCGACGCCTTTGCTTGAGCGAGCGCGCCGGTCACCTGCTTGAGCGAGTCGAGGAGCGACGGCGACAGCGCCGACGGGACCTCTGGCGCGGGCGTCACGTCCTTGATGACGCCGTCGAGGTACTGCGCCTCGAACTCTGCGTCGGTCGCACTCGCCCGCTTCAGGAGCGCCGCGAGCTCGTCCTCCTCGTCGGCGGATTCGATGAACGAAACCTGAACGTCGACGCCGTCTCGCTTCGTTGCGTCGTAGGTCGTGGACTGCGACACGCACTTGACCTTGACGGGCCCGAGTTCGGGGTGCAGCAGCGTGCCCGTCGAGCGGTCGAGGCAGGCAGAAATGAACTTTCGCCACGCCAGCGGGTACTGCTCTTCAGGCGCGAGCGTGTTGCCGTTCCGGAAGATGCATTGGAACGAGTACGTCGCTGGATTGCGCCCCGTCGCCTCGATGAATCCGCTGTCCCGATCGGGATACTGGTGCGAGACGTGCTGGTGCGCGAAGTCGAAGGTGTGGCCCAGCGTGAAGAAGCCGACGCCGCGCCACTCTGCGCGCAGCAGCTTGGAAAGGACGTCTTTCACGGTTGCACCTTCGGTTGCTGAAGAGCGCCAGCGGCGGCCATGGCGGCAGGAAGGCCGTTGATTGCAGCGACCACGGCCTCGTCGGCCGGCGGCTTCATGAGCGCCTGCTGAAGCTCTCGGATCGCGTCGCGCGTCGTGTCGTCGTTCTTCGCCTGTTGGTTGCCGAGCGTCGCCGACAGCGCGCCACGGGCGAGAGCCACGGGAGGCACGAGCGACGCCACGTTGCCGACGGATACGTCTCCGCTCATGAGCCCGCGCGCGCCGGCGGTGACTCCCTCGCCGAAGCGGGAGACCACGCCCTTGCCCTGCTCTTCCTTCATCTTCGCCAGCAAGACGCCAGCGCGGGCGCGATCGGCCGGCGTGCCCTTGCCCGCGTTGATGGCTCCAGCGAGGCTGTAGCTTTCGAGCGCTGCGCCGCGCGTGTCCATGCCCGCAATGTCTTTGCCGGCGGACGCGGCGACGTCGGTGCCCACGCCGTAGCCAACGGCGCCAGCGGCCAACGTGGGCAGAATGGTCGCGGCGTTCATGCCGACGCCGCGCGCCGCGAGTCCGCCGCCCGATCCGCCAGCCGCAAGGCTGCCAGCGCCAGCGCCGCCCACGATGTTCACCGTGCCAGCCGTGACGGCGAGCGACGGGATCATCTTGGAAAGCAGCTTGTCGAACAGGCTCGCCGCGCCAGCCGACGCGAGGCTTTGCGCGATGCTCGCGAGCATGATCGCGCCGACGGCCTTGAACGGATTGGAGAGGGCCCATGCCGTGATCTCGCCGAACGCGGTAACCATCTTGACGATCTGCGGCGTCGCCTTTGCGATGATCGGCGACAGCTTCTCGCCGAGGTCGTTCTTTAGCTTGTTCATCGCGGCGCCCGTCTGCTCGGACTGGGTCGACATGACGCGCTCGAATGCCTCGACCGATGCGCCAGCCTTGGGCAGCGTGTCCTCGAACTGCGACAGGAGCGCCCTGACGGCATCCTTGCCCTTCATGTCCGCGGTCTCGCCTTCGCTCGCGATCTGCAATCGACCGCTCGCGTTCTTCTTCAGCCCGAGCGTGAACGCCTGCATGAGCGGTGTAGAGATCGTGGTGCTGTTGCCGGTGAAGATGCCGCCCTGGCCTTCCAGCTTGCCGGCGTTCCCCTTCTTCACGATTCCGGCGATGATCTCCGGCAGCAGCGTGTTGACGTCACGAAGTTGCGCGCGCCCGACCTTGCCGCCCACGCCAACCTCGACGCCCGACAGCTTCTTGACGTCGTCGGCCTTGCCGCCGAGGTCTCGTGCGAGGTCCACGACCGCGTTGGTGGACTCCGCCGCGCTGCTCTTGCCGTATGTCCGGGCGATCTGCGAAAGCCCGCCGGCGGTCATGTTGCGGCCGGTGCTGTCCATCTTGAACTTGATCAGGGCGCCAGACGACGCGTCGAGCATCGTCGCGAGATCCTTGAACTCAACGGCGCCGTCCTTGCCTTGCTGGACAAGCGCCTCGATGTTCTTCACGAGGTCCTGCGACTTGATGCCGCGATTGATCAGGGTGGCCGTGACGTCGCCGAGGTCTTCCATCGACACACCTGCGCCCTTCGCAACCTTGGCCAACTCGAGAAGCTGGTCCTTCGATTGCGCGATGCCCTCCGCGCCTGCCTTGCCTGCGATCTTCTCGAGCCCGCCCATCACAGAGCCAGCGCTCTCGCCGGTGGCGTTCGATACCGACTTGGACAGCCCGACGAAGTCCGTGGTCGTGTCGCCCGTCGTGTTCTGCAAAAGCGCCTGACGACGGCCGAGGTCGAGTTGCGACCGGCCCGCGTCGAGCACGGTCTGCGTGCCGAGGTAGCCGCCAACGAGCCCGGCGCCCGCCTGGATCACACCGAGACCAGACGACGCGCCGCGCTTCACGGCATCGCCGACGGCGCTACGAACGGAGCCGCGGCGACGGTTGATGTCGTCAATGCGCGCGAAGTCCATCGCATAGGCGAGGTTCTGTCCGCGGCGCTCTTGCGACTGACGCGCTGCCGCCTTGCGACGCTCCGCACGCTTCTCCGCGGTCTCGCGCGCCTCGATCTCTTTGATGGTTCGCCGGACGGAGCGATTCGCGGCAGCTTCGTCGCTCGCTTCCTTCTTTCGCGCCGCGCTTGCCTCCGCGGCAGCCACCTTGTCGAGCGTGCGCTTGGACTCGCGCGCGATCGCATCGTTGGCTCGCTTCGAATCGGCGATCTTCTTGTCCGCCGCGCGCTTTGCCTCCTTGACTTGCGCCGCGTACGCCGCCGCCGCGGCCTTCGGATTAGCGTTCTCGTTCTGCGCCTTCGCGACGGCACGCGACGTCTCACGAGCCGCCTTGATCTGTTCTTTGCCGGCAGCCTGCGACGCCTGGACGATCGAGCGAAACGCGCGCCCGACCGCATCGACGCCGCCGACGACGAAGTCAATCTTGACTGTGGCTGCCATTGTCGCGTCCCGGCCAGACCTTGCGGTAGGCTCTCAGGAATCCGAGGTAGAGGAGTCCGTCAACGTCGTGATGGTCGCCCGCGCGTCGACCAAGGACATCACGGCAGAACGACAGAGGGCTTCCAGCTGTGTGCGCGAGTAGGAGTGAAAAGGGATGGATTCGGCCCCTTCCGCGATGACCGCGATCCACGCCTCGAACTCCTCGACCGAGAGGCTCGTCACGCGCGGATAGAACTTCTCTTTCAACTCCGCATAGGCGTTGAACAGCTGCCCGAGCACTTCGGTTTCGAACTCGCGCGTATCGACCACGCCGCTTTCGAAGAAGGGCTGCGACGGGTCATCTGCCTTGCGACAGCACACCGCCAAGACCTCGGACGCGCGAGCGTTGTGCTCGATGTCCTCGGGCCGCCAACGCGACTCTTCGTCGGCCCTCGTGAGTCGGCTCGTGTACGCGCGGGCGTTGGCAAACGCGATGTCTTCCTCGGCCTGCGAAAGCCCGCGGATATGCACATGCGCGACCGGCTTTCCGTCGAATCCGACGAGCGGAAAGTCGATGACCGCGTGAGGCCGATTCGCGCTCGCGATGAGCGTAGCAACGAACGCAGACGGCTCCTTCTTTGCGAATGCGGGAGGGCCGCTCACAGCGTGCTGAACTCGGGAATGGAGCACGTCATCGAGAACGACGCGGCCGACGGCTTGTCGGCGCCGCCTTGCTCGGACGCGTCCATGATGACGCCCTTGGTCTTCACCTTCTTGCCGGCGCGAAACATCACGACGTCCAAGATCGTGATGTCGTACGCGGCCTGCACGTAGTCGAACTCGATACCCGCGCGGGGCATCGCCGAGTCGATCTTGAGAGTCATCTCACCGGCGCCGGGAGAGAAGCCAGACAGGCCCTTCTCGGTCGTGATGACCTTCTGCGTGCCGGGCGAGTAGGTGGCGTCGACAGAGTTGGCTTCGGCGAGAAGGGTGCCGCCGAGGAAGAGCGAGAACTTCGTGTATTTGATCAGAGCAGACACGGGCAGCCTTTCGCCGCAGACAAAGCGCGGCCGGCCCGCTCCGCGACGCGCGGGCAGGCTTTGGAGATTGCGAAGAAGAAAGCGCCCGACGGCTAAGCCGGGCACCGGGTCAGGCTGCGGCGCTCGTCTCGCGAACGAGGTGCGCGGTCTGGTGGAGCAGGTTGGCCGCGAACACGTTGGAGCCGATGTTGTTCCGCGTCGCGTTGACGGGATCGATGCCGACGGAGAGTGATGCGAGCATCGCGACCTTCTTTGCCGGGTCGAGGTAGCCGAGGTCGCAGCCGTCGCTGATCAGCTGCTCGATGAGCCCCTTGACGCGCTTTGGCGTCGCGAAGTTCGCAGGCGGCTGGACGTCGTTCGGCGGGTCGTCCGTGAGCTTCGTCCACGGAGCCGTTGCGAGGCGCGCGAGAGCCGTGTCGGCGTACCAGTCCGCCACGTAGACGCGGTGCGAGTCACGCACGCGGTAGTCGGCGAGCGCGCCGTTGAGCGAGTAGGCGGTCACCTGACGGACGATGTACGGAGTACCCGTCGCGGTGACGCCGATCGGGGTCACGCCGCCGTTGAGCATGAGCGCGAGCTCGGTGCTCGTGAAGTTGGTTCCCTTGTTGCGAGGAGCCTTCACCGGGAACACGTGCTCGGGCTTCGTGCCGTAGCTGTCGAGGTTCGCAGCGGGGTCGACGAAGTACGTATTTGCAGCGACGCCTGCGCAGATCGCTCCGACCACCGACGGCTCGAGCGGCGACTCTTCCAAGTTCACCAAGTCGAGGCGCGGCTTGTTGATGCTCTGCGAGAGCGTGACCGCCGTGGCGGGCGCGAGAGCGATGCCCGCGATCACCTTCTGTCGGATGCCGGTGATCGGAAGTGCCTGCGTGTTGACCTGCGTCACGAGCGCGGACAGCTGCGGATCGGACGACGCGCCCGCGTGCGTGTGCGGCACGATGACGTCGAAGTCGAGCGCGGCGATCGTGGCGAGCGCGTTGGTCAGCGATGCGGCCGTCGCGCCGGATGCGAACGCGGTCTCGGAGGTCGCGGTGATGGCCGAGGTGACGCCCGCGGTCATGCTCGCGCGCAGACGAAGCGCGTTGCCCTCGGGGCCGGCCACCTTGGCGGTGAATGCGATCACGCCAGCGGTGGGCACGGCAGCCGCGGGAAGGTGCGTGAGCGCGTTGAACGCTGCGGAGATGCCAGCGGCGATCGCGGTCGGCGTGTCGCCCGAAGCAAACGCGTAGTCGACGGTCTCCTCGCAGAGCTCGACGCGAACCACGCCGGCGCCCGTGGCCGTGCCAGTGATCGTGACCGAGAGCGTCGCGGCGACGCCGGCCGAACGCGTGGGCGCCACGATGTACAACTGCGCGGCCTTGTTCACCGACAACACGGCGCGTGCCATGCGGTGAGCGGGAGAGCCGGCGCCGACCTTGGCGACCACCTCGGTCTCGTCGGAGATCGGGCCGTAGACCTCGGAGTCTTGGACAATCGAGCCCGCGGCGATCGAAGGCGCGAGAATCAGGATCTTCTTTGCCGACAGGTCGCCGGCCGATTGGCCCTGTGCGAACAGGACCTCGACGTAGGAGCCTGGGATCGGATAGCCGGACGAGAGAGCGGTGAGGTTGAGTCCGAGCGTCGCCATCAGAGCTTCTCCTCGCCCTTGGCGGGCGCCTTCTTCGGTTGCGGTTCGGCGAACGTGCCGCCGAGGACGAGCGCGGCCTGCGCGTCGCCGGGGCGGACGCGCCCTTGCGTCACTTCCTTGCGGAGGAATGCGAGGTCGGACGATTGGTGCTCGTCATCGAGCGTGAGATCGACAGCCGCGCCGTCGAAGACCAACGAGCCGTCCGGCTGGCGCGTGTAGCCGATGGGCGTGACTCGCCCCAAGCGGACGTGAGGAGGCGAATACGTGTGCTCGCCTTCGATCGGAAGGAGCCGAACGATCATGGTGAATCTCCGTGCCGGATTCGTCCGGCGGCGTACCCGATAAGGGCGTGAGGATTGTTTCGACGATCGACGGGTAGACGCCGTCGTCGCTGCTGAGATCGACCGCGTGGCGCTGCTCGACGAGCGCGGGCCCGTCCTGGTCGTATCCCTCTTGCTCGGTCACGAAGACTTCAGCGCGGAGCAGCGGGAAGCGCTGCGTCGTTGCCATGTCGCTGCCGAGCGTCAGGAACTCGAGTTGGTACGCGCCGATGCGGACGGCCACGATCTCGGCCTCTTCCCAGACGCGCGCGCCACTGCGGTGGTTCGGGTCGCCACCCTGCTTGATCAGCAGCGAGAGCAGCTTCGCGACGGCGCCGAGGAGCGGAACGGCGACCTCTTGGATCGCCTCTTCCGGTAGCGCAGGAAGGACGTAGGAAAGCTGGTACCGCGTGACATCCTGGTCCCATCGCGCCGTGCCTTCAGAGAAGACGCCGGAGTCGAGCGCGAGGCAGAGATACGGCAGGCGAAACGTCTTCTTCGTCAGCTGGTAGGAGACGTCGACGATGCCCGTTTCTTGGCACGCGAGACGGCCGGTGGCGCCTTGCACCTTGCCGCGCACGGCAGCCTCGAAAGCCTCGCTCAGGTGCGCGTTGAGGCAGTCTTGAAGGTACGGAAGCGCGGCGCTCGTGAACGGCTGCGGCACCGCGCCGCCGGACGCGTCGAGCGGGAAGCGGTAGCCACCGAACAGGAGCGCCATCAGCCAATGCCCGCGTTGGAGACAGCGCGAGAGGCGGCGGCGTCGACGAGTATCTGCAACTGGCCCACGCCGATCTCCGTTTCGGTTTTGACGAACTTCGTGGCGGTGGTGCCGGGGTGGTTCACCTTGCCGCCGAGAAACTGCCTGCCTGCCTTTGCCCAGAAGAACGAGAGCGCGCCCGCCTTCCTTGCTTTGATCACGTGCGCCTCCGTGCCGACGTTCAGGAAGTGCGCAACCTTGTCCGTCGACTCGAGAGTGACCGTCAGCGGAGCCGGGCGCGACAGCTTGAACGTCTTGCGCGTGGCGTTGGTTCGATTGGTCCAGTAGGTGCCCTGGACGATCCGATTGTAGGAAGCGGCGCCCTGTTGCAGAAGCGCGGCGCTTGCCCCTTGGGAGAGGGCGGAAACGAACGCTCCGCCTCTCTCCTCCAGGTCGCTTGTGTCGACGCTGATTTGCATCAGTAGCTACCGAAGCCGCTGGTGAAGAACCCAGGGCATATGGTCTCGATCGTCGACTGTTGCGGCTCGGTCAGGCTGCCACCGACGTTGGCCGGAGCGACGGGCGCCCCGTTCGTGTCGAGGCGGAACTCGCCCTTGCGGACCTTGTCCAGTACCTTGACCGCTTCGTCGAACGGGCCCTGGTACGGCGTGCCTTCGCGCGTCCCGAACTCGGGTCGGCGTTGGTACGCGTAGTGGACCGCGATCGCCGAAGCGAGGCTCCGCACGTGCGCCAGCGTGGCCGCGTCCGCGAGGATCGTGGCCATCGGATAGAGGCGCGAGACATGCCCGTCGACGAACCGCTCGGCCGCAACGAGCGTGGCATCCAAAGCCGCCGCGTCCACCACGCCGTCGTCGTCGTCGTCGAGGAGGCGCAGCACGAGACTCGGGCTGACCCTCGATTCGAGATCGGCTTGCGTGAGGTACGCGGCGGGCATCAGGACTTGATCTCGATACCGTTGGCGAGGAAGCCAGCGGCCTGCTCTTCGGGCGCGTCGAACTCGTACCCTTCGCCCTTGATCGCACCCTCGATGAGCAGCTGCCCGGAGCGCACGACCATACGGACCAGCTTCGGCCCGCGAGCTTGATCGGCAGCCACGACGTCGGCGATCTTCGCCTTGTCCTGGACAGCCATCAGGTCACCGCCGCCTTGAGCAAGAGGCCCGCGTCGTTCGCCGGGATGATCTCGTCGTCGGACATCGTGATCTTGTGGCGCTCGACGCCCATGGTCCCCTTGCTCGGGTCGATCCACTGTTCGTGCCGCACGCCGCCCGGTCCGATCGCCGTCCAGCGCATCGTCTGCGCGAACGAGAGCGAGCGCGTCGAGGGCGAGTTGGACACGGCGACGATGCCGAAGTCCTTGCCCCACACGCGGGCCTGCGTGCCGCCGACGCTCGGCAGGTACCAAGCCTGACCGACCACGAGTTCGTCGACTTCGATCAGTTCCGCGAACGCCTGTCGAAGCACGAGCGCAGGGGCCGCCGTGGTGGCGCCGCCGTTGATACGGGCGAGCACGTTGGTGTTGTTCTTGATGCCCTTCCAGACATCCCAGCCGCAGTACGCGACGAGCCGCGTGTTGCCCGCGCGCCAGATGTTGCCGCGGAGCGCGTCGATGTCCACGAGCGGGTTGCCCGTCGAGTCCCACTTGGTGCCGACCGTCGCGGTGTTCGCCGCAGCGAAGTTGCCCGACGTGGTCAGCTGCGTTGCAATACGCACCTCGCGCTCGAGCATGAGCAGCGACATGGCGTCCATCACGGCGTCCTGGCGGAGCGTCAGCGGGATATCCGCCTGCGCGTCCGTCTGGAGCGGGATCTTCGACATGCGGCCGCGGCCCTTGCACGCGAACGTGCCCTCGGTGACGTCGCCCTCGGTCTCGGGCACGTCGCTCGACGGGCCGATCACCTGCTGGCCGGTGTAGAGCGCGAAGCTCTCCTTGTTGCGCTTGAAGTACGTACCGGAGATCTCGTCCGTGGGGACGATGGGCGAGAGCTTGTCGGCGATGAGGTCGAAGTTCTCGTACGCGACGGCGAAGTTGGCGAGAACCCGGTCCCTGTGGATCGGACTGTTCGGATAGGTCACGGCGTTGCCTTTCCCGGCACGCGGACAAAGCGCGGCCAGCCCGATCGGCCAACGTGGCCGCGGGTATCGTCAGTTTGGTTTACTGTTCAGACGCCGAGTGTTCGGCGCCGGGCTACTTCAGAGACGCATCATCACGAGCGCGCCGTCGACGGCACTCGTCTCGAGGAACTGGCCACGGAGCGTGCGCGCGTCGGGCGTCACGCCGGCGTTCGTGAACTTGCCGTTGCCGGCGGAGATCGCACGGGCGCCCGCG